TTGCTCCCCTGTTGCGGGGTCGCCGTTATGAAAGCGCTTGTCGGCGGAATTAATTTCGGGTAGTAACGTTTTCATTTTTGTCTCTCTATTGATACGCAAAATAGCAGTAGGTATGGGCGGGTTTTAAATCGCGGAAGAACTCCTCAATAATGGGGTCGCCAAACTCAACCAAGTGATCACCGGCAAATGAACTACCTGCGCGGAAATACACGATATTGTCATCCCCATTAAGCACCGATACTCGCCACATAAAAATCAAGTTGTCGCGAGCTTCATTGCGAAATTGAGCTAAATCTCCCGTCGTTGGCAAATCATTCGCAAGGGGAGAAAACTCTTTAATTTCGATACGATATCCAATACTTTCCGCAATACGTTTAAAATAGGGAATGGATAAGCCCCCAATCGCATTTAACTTGGCAATGACACGTTTTACTCGTGCTTGATAGTTATTGGTATAATCTGTTTTTATGCCGCATAAACGTTCCCAATCGGACAACATCGTATTGGAGGTGGCTGGTTCAATAATTTGCAATAAATCCACCGCACTTTTTTGTAATCGGTCAAACGCATTGCCATCCACCTCACATTGCGCTAAAAAACGTTCGCCATTAACATCGTACGAAATAGGCGGATAAAGTTTTGCCAATACCTTTTTGTGGTCAGTTTGCATCATGCCATCTCCGTAACGGTGATTTGACCTAACCTAAACCACTCAATTTTTGTACGCACATCTGCTTTTAGATTAGTGATAGGTGCCGTAAACTTACGGTCAACCACACCTACCAAGTTATTAACCACCGCTTCACATTGCGACACAATCAAATCATCACCGGGGATTAACGTATTAAAATAATCCGCAAGTGCGGCGGAAATCGCTGCCTTAATTTCGGGTAAGGTTACGCCACTGATTTTCACCTGAATATTAAAATTGACTTTCGTTACATCGGGTTTCACCACTTTGCTTTCTCGCGCGGTTACTGGGCGCACATCATCAATATATTCTTGGCAGCGACGTATTGTTTCATCGCTTGGTACATCGTTATTTGATGTGATCGCAATATCTACCGTACCAAGCCCACGACGTAACGGGTAAACATAAGCTGCATCCACACCATCCACCGATAACGCCCATGTACGATAGTCATAACGATTGCCTCCAGCAGGTGGTCGGCGAATAATCTCAAGCAATCGTTCAAGTAACGATGCATCACTTTCAGCATCTGTCGCACCAATAATATTGTTTAATACAACATCACTTTGCACGCCAACAGGAGCCGCCATAAAACTGCCTTTTGTTGCAGTAGTAATGTTATAACTTGCCCCCGTGGCTAATGCGCGTACTGGCACGGTAGTCTCACCATTACTTGAGATAACTGCATTCGCGGTTGTCTCATAAAATCGGTTATCGTCGGTTTTAATTTTTAAAACCGCTTTGATCTCTGCACCAACTTGACCTGTGACAGTTGCACCAGTACCACTTGCAGACGTTGCATTGCGACGACGAATACCACGCAAAGCGGCATGTTTTTCTAAAAAATCTGTGTCAGCGGTATCGGGAAAAAATTGCTTGATTATCCATTTTTGATGGGCATAAATACCTTCAGCAACGGCAGCTAAACTGCTCGCACGGGCATAATAATCGCTATCCACACTCACATCAGCTAGCGGTTCTAACGATTGCACATCGCGCAAAATCGCTTGGCGAATATCTTCTAAACTCGGCACAATAAACATGGTTTAAACCCTTTTTAAATGACTTTTACCGGGTGTTTAAAATGATAGGTTTCGCCCCGGTTATCTCGGATGGATATATCTAAAATCAATACACCGTTATGTGGCTGGGTATGATTGACAATAATTTCGTCCGCACGTCCATCATCAATCAAGGGTTGCAAGGCTTCTTCGGCATATTGTTGTGCAATTAAACCTATGCGCGACAAATCTTTTTCGCGCGGAATAAGATGGAGCAGAGAGCCTACACGCCCATCTGCCCACCAAGAGCCTAATGGTGTGGTCAATCTGATATACGCTGCATTGGCAAGCGTACTGATTTGTTTACTTGTATAGTCCCCGGTAAGCGGGCTGATCTCTCTGTCCATAGTGACAGGATAAGAGATTTAGAGAAAAGAAAAGAGGTGACTGACTTCAGCACCTCCTTTTAGCATTTTTATTTAGGTTGACCTGTTTCACCACCGCTATCACCAGGATGCTTGTGATTACGCAATGATATAGCACCGGCTTTCACATCTCCGTCTGTAGTAAAACCTCCGTCTTGTTGTTTCACGTTGCCGGTAAAACTCGCACCACTGCCGCCTTTCACCGCCATACCGCCATTTCCGTTAATTTGACCTTGAGCAGTAAAGACCTGATCTGTTTCAACCAGTGGACTTGATATATCCACTTTTGTTGCAGCTTTAATCTTTAACACATCACAATCAATCTCAATTAACCGCCCCTTTTTTAACACAATACTAGAGCCACTTTCATCATAAACAGCAACTTCGCCACCTTGCAGATTTTTTATGCGGAAAGAACCGTTCTCAGTCGCAATGACAATGCCATGGCTAGTTTGCCCGCCAATAGGGATAATCACTGCTTGAGTATTTGCAGGCGGCACCGACGTAAACCCAAATTGCTGCATCATCTCTACATCCTGAAGTGTTTCATCTGATAATCCAGATGCTTGCACTTTCTGAATGTTATCTGCACTTTTCACTAAATGCAGCACACCGCGAAAGGCTTGACGAATTTCGCCCACCGCACCTTGCGCCTTTTGTTGAATAGCTTGGCTTAATCGTCTCATTTCGTCCAACCACCTTGTCCATTTGATGCCCAAAGTTCACCATTATTCTTTTTCTTCTTACCTTTTTTACCTTTACGTTTACGTGCTTTTTCTGCTTTTGCGCTATAAGCGTCAGGTGTCCAGATGCCGTCTTGCTTAAATCGTAGCTCGGTTTGCGTACCACCTTGACGACTTAACATAAACCGCCGCCCCATTAAAAAGAATATTGCATCAATATCATATTCTTCACAGATAACATGCACCCGCTGACCTGGTTGCCACAATGTGCCATCTTGCATTTTATGGTCAGGTACAATAATCGTTAATGTAAACCCTTCAAGTATACTGTCGGCGATATATTTCTTTGCCCATTTTTGCAGCGATTCAAGGTTATCAACATCAGATACCACTACGGTTTTAGGTTTATAGGTAGTCATCTCTGAATCTTTATAAACCCATTTCAGATCGTTTTTGTTATCTTGTCCTTGTTTGCCGTGACTTTGAGCTAAAAAGGTTATCTCACTAAACCGATTTGATACATCAAAGCTTAAATCAGCCTGCTCAAAGTTATTTTGACTACCGTCTTTCATACAGCATAGCGTCGCAACAGGTGGTGTGCTGTAATCCGCACCGCCTACAATCAGCACGCCATTTGGTTCAAACCACAAGTGCAAACCGGCAGAATTAGCACAACGCATGGCAGCATTCCACGCAGTTTCGCCAATATCAATATCGACCTTATCTAACAATGGATTGTTTTCTGCTTTAAGTTGCACCTGTTTAATCCCTAACGGTTCTACAATCTTTTTTACTGCATCTAACACCGTTAACCCCTTCACGTTCGTAATGGGTGCAGAGCAGTCAACAAGTACACTGGCTTTATCTCTACCATTTAGTCGATAGGTTCGATTTGTTTTACTGATACCATGCTGCACGGTATCCACAATACCGGTCATGACTAACGTATCATTAATACGTACTTTCACTTCTGCCCCAGAGTAGTCCGGCAATACAGTACTGTCTGACGGCACACCAATATCAAAAGCAAAAGCATCTGCAGGGATTAAAAAATCACTGTCTATGTCATAACTTTTCCAATTATTATGGGACTTACCGTCAATCTCAACGACAACATCATTTTCGTAAGGATAATTATCTGACATAGCTATTTAACACCTCACCTTGTTCAATATAATTTGGATAACGTATCTGTGGATTTAAACGCAATAACTCATCCGCACGTTTATAATCACCATAAAAAGCATGAGCGATTTGTTGTACTGTCCCGCTCATGGGGGCTACTCGAATAGTTAAAGGTGGTTTGCGGTTAATCGCATTAATCGCAAGTTGAGTGAACTGATGAGCGTGTTGTTTAAGTTGTTCCATGGTGTGGTGTGCGGTGGTGTAAAGTCCAGTATTAGGCTTACCTGCACTTTTTACGGGCTGTTGTTCTTCTGCAATCTGTTGGCGTAGCAATGCCAAATTCTCTAAAATTTCCGACCGCACTTTTGTGGTAATGTAGTCCACATCTTGCGGCAACAAAGCGTCATCTTCAATTAATTCTGTCGCAGATTTAAGCAACACACCCGCACTAACTAACCGCATAAACAATGACACCGCATGCATATCGGCATTTGATAATGCTGATGGTAACGATTTTATAACAGCCTGTTGGCTGGCTGATTTAATATTTTTACCTGTTACCAAATCAGAGGGGATCTGTTTAATTTGTTTTAAGGTACGCAACATTTCATCAAACTTAGCACGAGTGATTAAATCTCGTCGATTGATAATCTGTGAGAGTCCCGTTTCCAACATAGCCGCTAAATGACGAGCCGAATTTAAGCTTTTCACTTTAAAATCTGTAGAGGACACAGTATTAGAGATAGGATATTTATTCTTATCTAAATCAAACAAACTTCTAACTTGCTCAAAACAACCAAATAATGCACCGAAACTGCCCAATAAACGCGACTTAATATTGGCAGCAAATGACACAACCTCCATAAACTCACCATACAATGCCAACACATCATCAACAAAATCTTCAAGTTGCGTAAGTAGTGCATCAAGACGAGCAAGAAATGCACTTTCAAACACAAAAATCAGCTCTGCAGGGGTGCTTTCGGTAAAGGTTAAATCAATGGCTACATAGTCAATCATGTCCGCTTCATGATGGAACAATGCCGACGTACAAATCATATTTTGCAATCGTCCGCGAATAGGGTGGACTAATACATCCGCCCCTTGTTTTCCCAGCACACTTAAGAATTTTTTGAAATTAGTATAATAACCTTCACCATAAAACACGGCTTGCAAACGTACGGTCAACGGATTTAATCCTAAATCTTCTACATCCGCACCGTTCACAAAAGGATAGGCGTGTTCGATTGTAGCGCGAGTGATCTCATCGTCAACCGACATCACTTCAAATCGCACACCACGATAGCTAGCACGTTGTAATGGCGCCGTCCAACCTTTCATCTATTACCCCCGTTTTAAATTTTGATATTGATACTGAGACGTTTGTTCAGCCACAATCCGCCCATCTAAATCCACTTTAATTTCATTTTTAATGGTGAAATTCTGACTTTCCACCGCGGTTTTCAAGCCGTCGCTGATTGTTTTACCAAACTGCTGAAAGTCTGCTTGATAATTTGCTAAACCCGATAAATTACCGAGCGTTTGACTCAGTGTTGAGTTGGTATCGTTGGCAGCAATGGATAACCCAGAATAGCCTTGTCCACGATTATTCATGTTGGCAATTTTTGCAGCACTTTGTGATGTTCTTGCATCATATTCGGCTTGTGTAAGCGTGCCACGTGCTAAACGCTCCTTCGCGACCTCATCTTTACGTGCGATTTCAGCCACTTCACCCGCACGGCCTGCCATTCCCCATACAGAATTTTTGTTATAAGCAAACCCTTGAGGTGCATAATGGCTTGTTGTTGATTTATTGCCACCGTAAGCCTTCGCGTAGAATTGGTTTTCAAGTTGTTTTTCTTGTGGTGTTTTGGCTTCGGCTTTTTCTTCGGCAATAGCCTCGGCAGTTGTGCGATGATCAGCCGCAAGCATTAAACCAGTAAATGCTAAACTACTCAGTGATAACAAGCCTTTTCCGCCTTTCATCCCTTTAGAGATTTTACCTTTTCGACCTAAACCACTTGCCGCATCTGCAATATCGCCTCCTAACCCGAAGCTACCCCGCTTCCCGCCTAACACCGCAAAAGCCCCCCTTGCCGCACCAGCCGCTGCACTTAAAGCCGTAATAACAGTGCCTGCTCGTACAACGGTATTTGTGAGGTCTGGATAAGCCTTTGCATATTCCGTTAATTTGACGGCTGCATCGCCAAGGGCATCATTAAAACCCTTAACCCCCTCCATTTGGGCAAATTCAAAGCTATTTTTGGCGTTTTCCAATTTGGCACTATTGGTGTCTTGTATCACGGCATGTGATTTATCGACAGCGCCTTCTGCGTTACCGACTTCTGCCTTCACTTCTTTCCCTAGTTGCACATTATTTCGGATACCAAGTAACGCCATCAAGGCTTGACGATCTGATATCACTTGCCCAATCGCTGTACCTTCAACCAAATCAGCCATCTGATTTAAAAGAGTTTGCTGTTCTTCTTTTTTCGCAGTTTTGAGTTTTTCCTTTAACGATTTATAACGGTCATCTTCGCCAACTACCATATCCATAATAGAGCTAAAGGCCTCAATGGAGTTTTTCCCTTGTTTTTTCTCATTTTCCATGGATTTAATAAAATCAATACCATGGGTTTTACCATCTTTGCCTTTAATTTCTAACTTTCTAAAACGATCAGCCGTTTCTTTTGAGGTAATTTTTGCCAGTAAGTTTACAAGGTTGTTACCCGCTTCATCGCTAGTCCCTGCTGTAACACGTGCTTGTTGGTTTGCAACTAATAATGCTTCAAAACCATTCATACCTGATAACCCTGCAGATTTAGCAGCGGCCATTTGTTGTGGCAACCAACGAGCCATATCTGACAATTCAAAATTACCAGCTTGTCCTGCCGCCACAGCTTTATCTAATACCGCGCCAATTTGATCTTCGCTAATACCAAATTGTTGCATAGCAGATATGGCGATTGCGGATAAATCTTCAGTACTCGCACCAGTGGCAACAGCACCTTTCTGCAAAGTTGGCAATAATTTCATTGCAGTTTCGGCTTTCACCGTACCAGACGCCAATAATTTATCCAGTGCCGCTAACGCATCCTCTTTCGTCCCGCCACCATTTTCTACCGCACTTTTTACTGCTTCATGTAATTCTTTCTTGCCGGCAATTCGCCCAGCCACGTCTCGGTCGGAGAAGGCGGTGTTGGAAACCATCGCCAATCGGCGGTCATAATCCATTTGTTTTTTCATGGGTTGAGCCATTACCATCGCTCCTGCGGCCATACCAGCTCCAACGCTTGCCATTGCAGTGCCTACATTACCTAAGCGTTGTCCCCAAGACGTTTTCCCCATTTCGGCATTAAGACCCGCGATTTTTGACCGTGTCGCATCAGCCGCGCGAGCTAACTCTCGGCTGGTTGCAGTACCACTACGTTTCAAACGGTTATAAGCCGCAATAGTGTGATTGATTTCTTGCTGGATCTTATGCTCACTTCGCACGCCTAATGTTTCGCGGGCGCTTGCCATGGCTCGTGTGCTTTGTGTAATTTGGGATTGCGCCTGACGGAATACTCGGCTTGCCTGATCGCGTGCCTTGAGTGTCATGGCTAAATTTAACTCTGCCATTTTTAAACCCTTTTTAAACTTCTTTAAAATCTACAAAAAAAGGGGCTTACGCCCCTTTATTTTTACGACGCATAAGG